AGGATTAGAAGCAACTGGATTTTCTTGACCATTATCAGCAGTTTGCTGAAAAGTTCCTAAAGAAATTATATCATTAGCGCTTTCTTCAGTTGAAAAATCTTGAGAATTCATTTTCATATACGTCCCACCTGGCACAGGATTCCCGCTAACAGGGGTAATAAAGTCTGCAACTTGTGTTTGTTTTTCTAAAACAGTGGCAAATGCACAAAACTGAACCGGGCCGTTTACATCTCTTTTTACAATATACCTATCGCCTTCTTCAACTTTAGCAATATTATCTCCTTCTAATAATAAATATGTATTATTAGAATTTGGGTCATTAATAAATATGCTTGAATATATTGTTTCATAAGTAGTTCTATCAGGTTTTAATACAAACTTATATCTTGTTGCCCAAGCAGGAGCTCTTTGGCTAATTGGTATTGTTGCAATAATTTCATTTAAAGTTTCTGAGTTTCTGCATGGAATATTTACAGTATTATTATTGCTAACTAAAGCTGTCGAAGCCCTGTTATACGAATCCATATATACTATGCCTAATTCATAACCTCTATTACTATGTAAACTTTGTGAATCTGCAGTATCTTGTAATGTAGCGGTAATAGATGTAAAAGTATTGTAGGATACAATTAAATTAGTTGTTCCGGGTGATGTTTGAATATATTGAGCTACAGGAAATATTAGTTTTATTTCAGTTCCGTTTAATATTGAAGCAATTGGTTCACCTTTATTAGTGGATGGAGGAACTGAGCTTGTGCTTGATGTTAAACCTGTTTGATTTAAAGAGTAACTAAACCCTCCCCCTGATAAAGTTGGGAATAAAGAAAAGTTAAACGCATCTGTTAACGTTGCGCCTAAACCATTTTGAGCATCTGCTACAGTCTGAATAGCAGAACTTATTAAACCCAGTTTAGATTTAAAATCTGTGCTATTATATAGAGCTGATACTGTAGAATAATTATCAACTAAAACATACTGAAAATTAATCAGAGTTTCTCCTTGTAGTTGAGTTGGAGTATCTGCTCCATTATAAGATAAATGTTGATAGGTAAAAGAAAAATTTAAACTTGCTCCTTGAATTAATTTACTTTCATATCCACCTAAATCAAAAGTAAAACCAGCAGTAGCAATGTTTTTAGAATAACTAAATGCTAAATAATTAAATGACAATGAATTAGAAGAATTTAAAGATACTCCAGCAGCATCTTGAGTGTCTAATGCAACCGTGTATTGTAAATTTAGTGGTTGATTATTTATATCAATTAGATTATAGCCTTCTGTGTAATTACCATAAATCAATCTATTACCCATTAGGGTTTGAGCTTTCGCTAATCTAGGAACATTGTCGTATAATCTTAATATTTCTGACTCTGGTAATACTGTGAAAATTTTGCTATTAGTAAAAGTATACGTAGCATTAGCATTATTCGGGCCTAAAGGAGATTTAGAAATTCTTTCTATTATTTTTATTGTAGGGTCATTAGCTTCTTTAAATAAAATATCTACACCTATAACTAAAGAGCCGCCCGTATTATAAGTTATCTGAACTCCAGATTTAGAGTTTACCATTCCCTCATTTAAAAAACTATTTGGTGAGAATTCAAAAAAACTTGGTTGAAAAGCTGGTTCACTAAATTGTGAAACAGCAGAATATTCATTATTAGCATATTTATATCTGTAAGCAAAACAAATAAAATTATCTTCTAAGAAAGAATCCTCTAAGGTTGTGGTTAATAAATTTAAAGTTGGAGCTGCAGCTGGAGGTGCTTTAATTACTAAAATTTCATTATTAGTAAATTGATCTATATTACCAAATGGATTTGGATAATTAGATTCTATATTTATTACTCTAGGCGCATTTAAATTATCTGTAAATAATAATAAATTATCTATTTTATTTACTCCTGTAATTAAAAAATTAGGATTAAAGTTTAAAGTTGTATTGACGTTATTGCCGTCATTTATACTAACTACGTGATAAATTAAAGCTCCTGTTATTACGTTGTAAGAAACAATTAAATCTAATTTACCAGTAGCTCCTACGGTAAATTGAGGGTCATGAACAAACCAGTATATAGTTTCTTTTGCACCGTCTTCAAAAGCTCCAATACATCTAGCTAAGCTACTTAAAGCCGTTCCATCGGTATACTGTAGTGTTGTAACCTGAATGTTTCCCTTTGCGTTTTCAACCGCACCTATTTCCGACTCTTCTGTTGAACCCAATCTAACATTCAAAGCATCTATATACTCTCCGTTTGGTATAAGCCTTTCGTCAAGGCTTTTATTCATACGCCCCGCTACAAAATTTCTTTGAATGTTTGCCATTTTATTTTATCCACTTATCTTCACCTCTCATGTTCATAAGCAATCTACTTGGGTGAATATTACTTAATCTGATTTTTGCATTTCTTAATAAAGCTTGCTTGTTTTTTCTAGCTCTATTAACAATATACTCTTGAACTCCAAATTTACTATTTAAAATAGCATACTGTATATAAGCATAAACATAATCTTCAAATAATTTATTTACACTTATTTGTGAGTCATCGCCATTTTCCATTCCATCAGATATGTATTGTAAAACACATTGTCTATTAGCCATAGTTGAATCAAAATTAATAACACCAGCTTTTTTATCAATCGTAAATGTGGGATTGATATTAGCTGTTTCTGTATTTAAACCATATCTAGCTCCAATACGAGAGTTGTATATATCTCCATCACAATCAATACAGTTACCGTTTTCATCAACTTCATTGTTTTGATTCAAATAAATACTATTTAATGAACCATCCGCCCTAGATTTATCTAATGTAGACTCTATTGTACCAACATTATTGTCGCCATCATACCCAAATACAGCTGTAGAGTTTTGTAGATATTGTATAGCTGATTGTACTTGAATATTCTCTGTTAGTTCTCTTAAAGTGTTTCCTTGAAACAAATAAAGTTTTACCCAGTTTACATAATCCGATGGTAAAACAAAACGCAAGTCATCATACACCGTCAATTCTAAAGCTTTAATTTCTTTAAAAGCGTCATAATTTAATTCTTGAATTGCTCTTTTAGCATGAAATAATATTTTATATCTGTTTTCATTGTTCACTAATGAATGATTTCCATCATACATTAATTCAAAATTAGTCATAATGTTGTCTAAACTTACGTATTGATATGAGCCCCAATTACTATCTGTAGGAGCAGTTCCATCGTTAGTATAATATTTTTTTTGATTAATATATGCCATAATTATGTATTAGTTTGATTTTGTTGTTGCTCTTCTAATTGCCCAAATTGAAAGACATCAGCTTCTCTTATTGATATGCCCGCATATTGTAGTATTCGTGCCACTAAATTATTAGAGTCATCAAGAGGTAATTCAAAATCTTGATAATCATTTTGGGTTTGATCGAACAGTGGTTCCCCATTTAATAAGTTTACATAAGTCCATTTAGGATCTAATGGGTAACGAACATAGGTTCCCTGTATATCTAAAGCTCCATTAAATGTTGTAGGAAAAATAGTTATGGAATCTCCTTTTTGAGTATAAGCTGGGTATTGAGATGAAGGAGCGGTTAAAATAGATTTATTTAACAAGTCTATTTTATTAATACTAACTTTTTCAGCTTGACCCTTCAAAACAGCCCCCTCGTAACACAAAACTTTATTTAATAAATAATAATCATCACCAGTTGTCGTTTGACTAGGAAGATAATACATGTTATTAGAGTTTTGTACTAAAGTTTTTGTAATAGAAAAAGTATCAATCACTTCTTCATAACCAAGTCTTATATCAGCATATCCCGTTCCCGAAACCCTTGCATTTTCCTCGTTTATTTGCTGATTATAATTTATAAAATATTCGTCAAACAAATCTAACTGAGCTTGTTTAGCAAATAAATTAAAATCACTAGGAGATATATACCCATAGTTATTCTTATTGATAATTGCAAGCACTGTATTTCTTACTGAATTTATCATTTGAAAATCTTTTTACAAAGATACATAAAATAAAAAAGCACCCTGATTTGAGTGCTTCTTCTTAATTTAGTACAATACTTAAACTAATTAAGCATTTACAATGCTGGTTACAGACTTAGGTAACTCTAAAGAAAACATTGGGTTTGTCCAGCTTGTAACTAGAGCACCTTCAGTAGCATTTAGTATAGCTGTATAAACATCATGCGCAACTTGAGCTGCAGTTGTTACTGTAGTTGCAGTTCCATCTGCATACTTAATCACAA